GTGCAGCACGCCGCCGCTTTTGGCGACGAGCAGCGTCAGCATCCAATCGGCAAAGTTGTGGATGTCCGTGGTTTCCTTGATCACAGATTCCACAGCGGAACGCCGCATCACGATCAAACCGTGAATGTGGCTGGCACTGTTGGCGTGCTGCCAGCGGCTGTAGGCCAGACGCCGCACGGCGATGTCCCGGCCAGCCTCGTCCGTCAGGGCCTCGTCGGTGTAGGCCATCACGGCTTGCGGGCAGGCATCCAGCGCATCGGCCAACTGCGTAAAAGCGCTGGCTTCGTACAGATCATCGGGATCAACGAAGGACACAAGCGGCAACGTGCCTTGCGCATAACCCACCGCGCGTGCCTCACCGATGCGGCCCGGGATGCCGGGCAGCACGTGCAACTGGATCGGTGCTCCTTCTAGACTGGCGATGCAGGTCTCGCGCCATTCGGCAGGTTCATTCAAGGTGAGCAGATGAACATCGATGCGCGGCTCCATCAAACACCTCCCCAATACTGGCCCCAGCGCAGGCCGTAACCTGTCCGATCCATGATGCGCACATGTGGCTGCCAGCTGCTCAAACCATCGCGTTCGGCGCTGATCTCCACCGTGATGCGGTCGCCCAGCGCACCGGCTTCAGCGGCGGCAACCGCTGTGCTCCAGATGAAGGTGGTGCCGATCAGACTTGTTTCGGTGTGCACCGCGCTGCCGACCCGATTGCGGATGCGCACGGTGTAGCTCACGCCCAACTCCGGCCCGATATCGCCCTCGTCTTGCTGCACGAGATAGGCGGTTTGCTGCGTGCGGTCGCGATGAGCCCACGCCAAGGTGATGTCGCCCGAAACCGTTGCCGGATCAATGTCGCCACTGATTCGGATGCGACCGGGTGGATACGGCAACGCCTGCCGACCGACCAGCGCGAGCGGTTGACCATTGCTGGCCAGAACCGAATCGCCTTGATCGGTCGACGTGCGCGGAATCGCTCCCACGAACACCGACTCACCGGGCGCGCGCTCGGCGCTCTCCGATGCCAGCCAATCACCGACGCCAATCAGGCGTGTTCCAAGCGCGTGGGACTGAGGTGTGGTGTCGAGTACGCCTCGCGCCAAATCAATGGTCGCATTGCCCGTGTCGAAGGCCAGGATTGCCACGGCTTCAATCAGTGCTCCGCTGGCATCCACCAGATAGGCGTAGTCGCCAACGGCAAGTCGCTCTGGTTGGCTGACGGCGGTCACCGGCACTGCTACCCCATCGGATTCGGTCGCAGACAAGGCCGCGTCGAGCGTCAGCAACGGCGCATAGTCCTCGCCCACGACGGCGGCGATGTCACCGCTCGAAACCCCGGTGGCCAGTTGCCAGTTCAGTTGCCCGCTGCCGCCTGCCGCCGCCAGTGCGCCGAGATAGGTGTCCGTGTCGGTCAGATAGGCCAGATCCGCACGCGACATCCTCCGCGCCAGTTCCCAGTACGGAATTTCGACGGCGAGTACCAACGCTGGCGGCAGCGGCGCAATGGTGGGTTCCTCGACGCGGGGCGGCGGGGGCGACAGCACGGTGTTGCTCATACCGAAAACGTCCTCGATGGCCTCGATACGCCACTCGGCAGCGCCCAGCTTACCGGTGTCGATGCCAGTCACGCGCACTACCATCTGATCGATGCTCAAGCGAGGCCAGTTCAGCAGGAATACATCGCCCGGCAGCGGTGGGCGCTCCAGTGTTTCGCGCGCCACCGTCAGACTGAGTCGGGCCAATGGGGAGCCCAAGGCCCGCAGATCGCGCAAAGCCAGCCGCGCGGCCAGTGGCCCGTAGTTGACGCCAGGATAGTCACGGCGCTGGTTTATCACGCCGCCCTGCAACTGAATGGCGGCGAGATTCTCCACCGTGACGGTGGTGTCCCCGCCGGTTTGCCAGTCCGAGTAGATCACGGTCAATTCGTTGGGCAATTCGCCCCATTGGGCACGTTCAAAGCGTTCGAGACGCACGATCTCGTCGGGGCCCAACTTCGGCAGGCTATCGATCCAGTAATCGTCGCGCAGCAACTTGAGCTCGAAGGTGCCTTGCTCGGGATCGGTGTAGAGGATGCCGCCGATGTGGTCGATTACCTGACCGATGAAGCTCTCTATGGACTGCTGGCGGGTCCAGACCAGATTGAGGCCGAAGCCTTCGCTCGACAGTGCCGACGCCGCGTTCCAAAAACTCCAACCGATGGAGTCTTGCGGATAGCCCATGCCCCAGTGCGGGTCGGTGAGGCACTGCACCAGGATGTGGGCCGGGTTCATGCCCACGCTGATTTCCTGGCCGTCGTCGTCATCCCAGACACGCACCTCGGCGTTCCACTCCATCCACGCTTGCCCATGCCAGCCAGCAGTAAAGCGGCGGACGCGCACCGCCCACGGTTTGATGTACGGGTTATTGGCCGCGAACAAAATTTTGCGGGCCACCAACGACAGCACACCCCGGAATGCCGGGATGGTGCTGCCCAGCCGGCTCATCAGGTAGTCGTTGCGCCCTTGGCCCGCACCACCTGCGAGCACGTCGATGTTTCCGACCACGCCGCCCTCGTGTGAATCGCCCCCAAAAAGATCGGGCTTGTTGATGCTGATGCTGGTCAGACCGTGCCCGCTGGACAGGATGCCTCGGTCAGCATCACCCCACGCGGTACGGTCACCCATCTGGATTTCCTGCACGGCATCGACCGGCCCCTGACATAAAGCCAGATGCAGCCCCATGCGGTAGCGGTAGCCGACGGTCTGGGATTTACTGCTGCCACCCATCAGTCTTGCCCCCGCTGGCGGGCGTGTTCAACCACGCGCTGGGCCATTGCGTCGCCGGTGGCCAGCAAGGTGTCGGCATCAAGGCCTTCGCGCAGAAAAGCGCGAAAATCAAGATCGTGACGCGCGAACCACGTGCGCGTGCCGTTCACGCAAAGGCCGACGGCACGCACGTGATCGATGGTGATGACAGGTTCAGTGCTCATTTCTTGCCTCCTTTCTTCTTGATCGGGTCGGCTTCCAAGTCGCCATACCAGACGACGTTGGCTCCGCGTAGCAGCACCGTTCCGAATACAACGGGAATCGGTCGGCCTTCTTCTGCGGTGGGTGCATCGATGTCGGAGAGCGACGCCGGTTTAGGCTCGGGTGGCTTGGGCGCGAGCGCGACAGAAACGAGCGCAGCGACGATGATGACGACGAGATACCACATGGACAGCCCTCAGAAAACGCCCGTAGAGAACGGGTTCTTGCTTGGAATGGCGGGGAAGCCTCCGTAGTTATCGAGGTTGCCAAAGCGCGACTCACAGGTGGATGTGCTGTGATCGCAGCCGACCGTCAGTTGCACGGAGGTAGCAGGTTCGATGGCAACGGGATAGAGCAACTCCACGCCGCTGCCGAAGTCGCTGACGATCATGTGGCGAGCGCCTTGCGGCGTCTGCAGCCAGCCTCCGGCAACCCCGCCACTCACACTGGCTGGAACGCCGCCGTCGAGTTCCACGTTACGGCCATTGGTGTTGACCACGAAGGCGCTGGCAGAAATCTGCGAGGCACCGCAGGCGCTCGAATACAAGACGTGCGAGCATTTGCGGCTGTACAGCCGACGCAGGCCGATTCGTTTGAGACTGACTTGTGCGCTTTCGCAGCGAACGCGGGCGGCACCGGCGAGCGCATCAGGGACAAAATCGCGGCGGCAAAACGCAAAGGCATGTGGATGGGCGGCGTGCCGACACTGGGCTACAACGTCGAGAATCGTCTGCTGGTCGTCAACGAAACCGAGGCGGCGGTAGTACGCCGCATCTTCGAGGAGATGCTGACCATCGGCGCGCCGACGCAAATTGCCGCCAACCTGACCGCCGAGGGCATCACCACCAAAGCATGGACAACGCAAGACGGCCAGATCCGCAACGGGACGCAGATCGACAAAAAGTACCTGCACAAACTGCTGCGCAACCGCATCTTCCTTGGCGAGATTTCCCACAAGGGCAAATGGTTCCCCGGCGTGCACGCGGCCATCATCGACCAAAATCTGTGGGATCGTGTTCACGAGGTGCTGGCCAAAGACGGTCACACCCGGTCGGTGGAAACCAAGATCAGATCGCGCACCGATGCGCTGCTGCGCGGCCTGCTTTACGCGCCCTCGGGCGAGAGGATGTACCCGACCTACTCGCGCAAGAACGGGCGCAAGTACCACTACTACGTGTCCAAGTCGGAGAGCCGCTTTGGCGCACCGGGCAAAACTTACGAGCGCCTGCCTGCTCCCGAAATTGAAGCGGCGGTGATCGGACAGATCCGCACCGTGCTGACCAGCCCGGAGTCCATTGCATCGGTGGTGCGCTTCATCCAGCGAAATGGGGCCCAGATTGACGAAGCGACCACGGTAATGGCGATGGGACGGTTGAACGACGTGTGGGAGCAACTGTTTCCGGCAGAGCGCCATCGAATTGCGAATCTGATGATCGAACGCATCGACCTTGTCCACACCGGTGAGGTTCAGGGCATCAAGGTGAAATGGCGAGAGATTGGCTGGAATGCGCTGATCGAAGAATTCGCGCCGAGCGGCATTGGTGCCGAATTGCTGGAGGTCGAAACCTGATGGACGACTCACTGGAAACCTTCGTGCCCTTGGCGTTTCGCCGCAAGGGGGCACGTCGTGTGGTCACGGATGACCGACACGTCCACGACGTGACGCTGCTGGAAGGACTGGCGCGGGGCTTTTACTGGCAGCAACTGGTCGATACCGGGGCAATGGAAAGCGGGTCGGACATCGCGCGGGCAGAAGATCTGCATCCGTCCGTGCCCAACGAACTGATGCGCCTGACCTTGCTCGCGCCCGACATCATCGAACTTTTGATGTCCGGCAGGCAGCCGCGCCGAATGAACCTGATCTGGTTCCAGCGAAACCCAGTGCCGGTAGATTGGGTGGCGCAACGCCAGATCGTGCAACGCTTTGAGGGGGATGTATGAGCAAGAAGCACCGGGGTCGGTACCAGGGTGACCCAGTCACCTACCAATTGCCGTCACCGGCTGGCGGCGTCCAGTTGGAGACTTTCGTTCCCTGGACGCTGGTCAAGCGGGGCTTGAGGAAGCAGATCATCACGCCATTGGATGCGCCGCAGGAATTTATGGAGGAGGCGCGCCGGGAGCGGCAGGCCCGCGAGTCGGCGCAGGACACCGCGTTGCTACGCGCCCTCGGGCTGGCCTATCACTGGCAGCGGCTGCTGGACGAACAGCGCATGGGGTCGGTGGCCGAGATCGCGGAGGCCGAGGAGATCAACGTGACACAGGTGCGCCGCCTGATGCGGCTGACCTTGCTGGCCCCGGCGGTCGTCGAGCAGTTGGTCGGGACGTCGGAAACGGCGCTGGAACAATTGATGCGCTGCCCGTGGCCCACCACGTGGAAAGACCAGATCAGAGTGCTCGCGCCCCCGGCGTGAACCGACACCCTCGTGCCTGCCGCCGCTTCCGGGCGGTTTTTTTACGTTTTCTTGGTTCTCAGTCGCCGCCGGTACAGCAGTTGCCATTCACAACCCGCACCCCGCAAACCCGCATGAATACTGGATACGGGGTCGAAAGCGCTCGCGAGGCAAACAGAGAAAACAGCGAGGAGAGAGGCTAAAAAAGTGCAGGAACTGGCGAAGTCGTGGGTGTGCCGCGCGCGAGGCATTGGCCCGAAACCGCGCCAACACTGGCGCTCCGGGCAAAAAAAATCCCAACCGATAAGGGTTGGGATTTCAAATTATGGTGGTGATGGGCAGAATCGAACTGCCGACCTATGGGTTATGAATCCATCGCTCTAACCGTCTGAGCTACATCACCAAGTTGGGCGCGAGATTATAAGGTTGCGCCCGCGCCCGGGTCAAGCGCTACACGGAAAATCGAGGCTGTTACCCACGGGCAAGCTTGTCTATAATGCCCCCATGCCAGTTTCGAGCGTCGTTTCCGCCATCGTCAGCAGCGTGATCAGCTCTGCGGTGCAGTCGCCTGCGCCGGAGCCGGTCATGCCCGCGATGACGATCACCCGTCCCTTGCCGCCCGAAGCGAAAAAAGGGCTGATGCTGCCGCCGGTCGACGGTTTCGTGTCGATCGACGGCAATGAGTGGCCGCTGTCGCCGACGGCGCAATTCCGCAGTCCGCAAAACCTTATCGTGATGCCGATGTCCATCCAGGAGTCGGTTCGCGTTCGTTATCTCACCGATGCCTCGGGCGCGGTTTACCGCGTCTGGTTGCTCACTCCGGCGGAAATAGCCGCGTCGGATTCCAACTAAGCAAATCAAGCAAAAGATGGTCAAGAAACTGTTCATCCGCACCTTCGGGTGCCAGATGAACGAGTACGATTCGGACAAGATGGCCGACGTGCTCGGAGCCTCCGAAGAAATCGTCAAGACGGATACCCCGGAAGACGCCGACATCATCCTGTTCAACACCTGCTCGGTGCGCGAGAAGGCGCAGGAGCGCGTGTTCCACGATCTCGGCCGCGTCCGCCTGCTGAAGCAGGCGAAGCCCGACCTCGTGATCGGCGTCGGCGGCTGCGTGGCCAGCCAGGAGGGCGCCGCCATCGTCGCACGCGCGCCCTACGTCGACGTGGTGTTCGGCCCGCAGACGCTGCACCGCCTGCCGCAATTGATCGCCGAGCGGCGACGGCTCGGCAAGTCGCAGGTCGATATCTCCTTCCCGGAAATCGAGAAGTTCGACAACCTGCCGCCGGCCAAGGTCGACGGGGCGACCGCTTTCGTTTCGATCATGGAAGGCTGCAGCAAGTTCTGCACCTTCTGCATCGTTCCCTACACGCGCGGCGAGGAAGTCTCGCGCCCCTTCGACGACGTGCTGACCGAGGTCGCCGGCCTCGCGGCGCAGGGCGTCAAGGAAGTGACGCTGCTCGGGCAGAACGTCAACGCCTACCGCGGCAAGATGGCGGCCGGCGATGAAACGGCCGATCTCGCGCTGGTCATCGAGTACATCGCCGAAATCCCCGGCATCGAGCGCATCCGCTACACGACTTCGCATCCGCGCGAACTGTCGCAGCGCCTGATCGACGTCTACGCGAAGGTGCCCAAGCTCGTCTCGCACCTGCACCTGCCCGTGCAGTCCGGTTCCGACCGCGTGCTGGCGGCCATGAAGCGCGGCTACACGGCGCTCGAATACAAGAGCCTGGTGCGCAAGCTGCGCGCCGCGCGACCCGACCTGTCGCTGTCCTCCGATTTCATCGTCGGCTTCCCCGGCGAAACGGCAGAGGATTTCGAGAAGACGATGAAGCTGATCGACGACGTCGGCTTCGACGCGTCCTTCTCCTTCGTCTACAGCACGCGCCCCGGCACGCCGGCCGCCGACCTGGCCGACGATACGCCGCAGGAGCTCAAGCTCGAACGCCTGCAGCGCCTGCAGAAGCGCATCGACGATCTGGCGCAGGAGGTGTCGCAGGCGATGGTCGGCAGCGTGCAGCGCGTGCTCGTCGAGAGCTTGTCGCGCAAGGACGCCAAGGAGCTGGCCGGGCGCACCGACAACAACCGCATCGTCAATTTCGAGGGCAATCCGCGCCTGATCAACGGCTTCGTCGATGTCCGCATCACCGCCGCCCAGCCGCACTCGCTGCGCGGCGAGGTCATGGTG